AGTGATTGGAAACATTATTCGTGCTAAAACACAAAAATCACGATTAAGTAAAGAAAATCAAGAAGTTCAAATTCGTTTATTTTATGATCAGCGAGGTCTTGATCGTTATTATGGATTGCTTGAACTTGGTGAAGATGCAGGAATGTGGAAGAACGTTGCTGGGCGATATGAAATGGATGGTAAGAAAATTTACGCAAAAGAGATTTTAAAAAATCCCGATCAGTATTTTACCGAAGAAGTAATGCAGCAACTTGATGCTGCCGCAAAACAACAATTCTCTTATGGAACGAATTGAGACAACGATTCTCAGAAACTTAATATACAATGAAGATTACTCACGCAAAGTCATTCCTTTCATACAACCAGATTATTTTGAGCAAAAGACCGAGAAGGTCATTTTTGAGGAAATTGTCAAATTTATTGTTAAGTATGGTTCGGCAATCACCATTGAAGCACTCAACATTGAGGTAGAAAATCGCAATGATTTAACTGAAGATCAAATTAAAGACATCAGACAAATTAATAAGTCTTTGAATGATTCGGTTGTTGATAAGCAATGGTTGTTAGATACAACTGAAAAGTGGTGTCGTGATCGTGCTATCTACTTGGCACTTATGGAATCCATTCATATTGCTGATGGAAATAATGATAAGAAGAATCGTGATGCGATTCCAAGTATTCTTTCTGATGCTCTAGCAGTATCTTTTGACAACAATATTGGTCACGATTATTTACAAAACTATGAAGAACGATATGAGTTTTATCACCGTAAGGAAGATAAAATTCCATTTGATTTAGAATATTTTAATAGAATTACTAAAGGAGGTCTTCCTAATAAGACTCTTAATATAATTTTAGCTGGAACTGGAGTTGGGAAAAGTTTGGCACTTTGTCATTTTGCATCATCAATTCTTCTTCAGGGTAAAAATGTTTTATACATTACTCTTGAAATGGCAGAAGAAAAAATTGCTGAAAGAATTGATGCTAATCTATTAAATGTTCCTATTCAGGAATTGGCAGACCTTTCTCGTCAAATGTTTGAAAATAAGGTAAATAGTATTGCTAAAAAAACACAGGGTTCTCTTGTAATTAAAGAATATCCAACTGCCTCTGCACATTCTGGACATTTTAAGGCACTTTTAAATGAACTTTCTCTTAAAAAATCATTTAAACCAGATATTATTTTTATTGATTATTTGAACATTTGTTCTTCTTCCAGATTTAAAACTGGTAGTAATATTAATTCTTATACTGTGATAAAATCTATTGCAGAAGAACTTCGTGGTCTTGCTGTGGAATTTAATGTTCCTATTTGCAGTGCCACGCAAACTACACGAAGTGGATATGGTTCTTCTGATCCAGAATTGACCGATACGAGTGAGTCCTTTGGTCTTCCTGCGACTGCGGACCTTATGTTTGCTCTTATTAGCACAGAAGAGTTGGAGGGACTTGGGCAGATTATGGTGAAACAACTTAAAAACCGATATTCTTCAACTGATAAATATAAGAGGTTCGTATTGGGAATTGATAGAGCAAAAATGCGTCTCTATGATTGCGAGCAGACCGCTCAAAAAGATATTTTAGATTCTGGTAAAGATGAAGATTTTGTTTATGCTGATGAACCAAAAGTAAAAAAATCATTTGATGGGTTTAAATTCTAATGGGAATTATTTACTGTATTCATAGTTTATCTACTGGTAAAAAATATATAGGACAAACTATTGAAAAAATGCAGAGAAGAGTTTTGCGTCATTTTAGAACTATAAATGAAACTAAAATTAGTAGAGCAATTCAAAAATATGGTAAATATGATTTTGTCTATGGTATAGTTGAAGAAGTTAAAGATAAAAATTTACTAGATGAACGAGAACAGTATTGGATAAAGCATTATGATTCTGTAGATAATGGATTTAATATTCAAGAAGGAGGTAAATGTGCAAGAGGATTTAAACAATCTGAAAGTTCTATAGAAAAAAGAAGACAAAAACTAATTGGAAGACCTTTGAGTGAAGAACATAAGAAAAGTATAAGTAAAGCACACAAAGGAAAAGTTTTATCAAGAGAAACAGTTGATAAAATGATTGCATATAGAACTGGTAAAAAACTCACTAAAAGTTGTAAAGAAAAAATTTCTCAATCGCATTCAAAAAATACTTATGAATTAAAAAACGAAGATGGAACTATTTTGATAATTAAAAATCTAGCAAAATTTTGTAGAGATAACAATTTTTCCCAAAGTTATTTTAGTCGTATTTTGAGGGGAGAAAGAAAAACCTATAAAGGATGGACTATCAAGATACTTGACTCTGGACAAGAAGACGAGTATAATGACAATGAAGACAAGAAACTAAAAAAATCATTTGAGGGATTTAAATTTTAATGGAAAACAAACACGTTAATTTTGATAAGTATGCAGAGTTTGTTGATGTTGTTACAAGTGACGCATCTAAAGATTTTCTTGCTCTTTCGGATCGTCTAGTTCAACTAGATGAAAAGGGTGCTAATATTGAACGTCTATTGACCGCTGGTGTTGGCATTAATGCTGAAGGTGGTGAGTTTCTTGAGATCATTAAAAAAATGATTTTTCAAGGAAAACCATATAATGAAGATAATCGTGAGCATCTGATTATCGAACTAGGTGACATTATGTGGTATGTTGCTCAAGCATGTATTGCACTTGATGTGTCTATTGATGATGTAGTTGCTCGTAATGTGCAAAAACTTCTTAAGCGTTATCCTGAAGGTGCTTTTGATGTTTATTTTTCCGAAAACCGTGCTGCTGACGACCGCTGATAAATATTTAAAAAATGTCTTTGATTGGTAAAAGAAAAGGAAGACCAACTACAAGAATACAGTTTAATGCTATTCTCAAGAGATTTATTATCTTCCTCAAAAGAGAACTTCGTTTAACATATGATATTCCATATGTATTAATAGAAGACTCTGATTTTGCTAAAGACCATATGACTTTTGGGATGATGAATGGCAATATACTTTATATTAGTATTGTTAATCGTCATCCTATGGATATTTTGAGAACAGTATCTCATGAGTTTATACATTATAAGCAAGTTATGGATGGGAAAAAAATTTCATCAAATCTTGGAAGTTCTGCAGAAAACGAAGCAAATGCAAAATCTGGTGAGATTATGAGGAAGTATGGAAAACTTTATCCAGAATTATTTGACCTAATGCCTATTAGGTGACATAGTTTTTTTTGCCCAAATGGCGGAATTGGTAGACGCACTGGGTTTAGGTTCCAGTAGAGTAATCTGTGGAGGTTCAAGTCCTCTTTTGGGCACTTCTAAATAAAAATAAAATAGAAGAGCAATGACAGACTCTGAAATATTATTGGCAGTAAATTCTGTATTATCTGGATATGAAACTAAGGTAGTTAAAACTGGACCAAAAGTAGATAAAATCAGAATAATTTCTGCACAGAGAGCAGAAGATCAAGATAATATTTCAAAGCAGTTAAAAATAAAAAGAGTTAATTTTAAAAATGAAATTGATAAAAGTGAGTCATCATTTCCAGTAACTAAAATTGTTTTACCTAAATCAAATTCTATAATAAAATTAATATACAAAAAATCTGGAGGTGGTGGATCTGGAGCAGGAGCCGCTCTTACGAAATTATCCGAATCTGCTCAGGCATTATATGCTGCAATGGTGTTTAATGTCTTAAAAAGAGAAATGACAATTATTGATGTTACTAAAGATAATTTTATAAAGGCATCATCTACGGCATTTATTGATTCATCTGTTCAGAGTATAATTAACGATCTTCCTGACGATTGGATAAACTCATCTATTCTAGGTGCAAATGCTTTATACAGATATTTTAGAGGAAAGGGAAATTTCACTTTTCACAGAGGTTCTGGTGAAGTTTCTTTAATTGAGTCTGTTTTTAATCGTATTAATAAAGATGAAAAGGCATTTGGTAATTTAAACAAATGGAGTCCAGCAGACATTTATATGATAAGTAGCAATGTCAATCTTGGAGAATTGAATCAGGAAAGATCCTTAAGGGGTTTAAATGCTCAAATGTATGAATTTATTAAAGATAATAAAGTTATTGGAGTATCTCTTAAAAAGATGTATGGTAGTGGAAAAATATCAAAGAAAAATTTTCCTTCAGACACTAAGGTAAATAAGGCAAAATTTTATGGGACAACTAGTAATATAGATTCTATGGATGGTTATATTCAATGGGGGTCTCTTAATAGTGAAAAAATACAGTTTAGAAGTTTTGGTGGTGAGACATCTTTGACCGGTTGGCAGGGAGAAATTAAAGGAGCATCAGCTAATCAAGGAAAAATTTCTCTTGGTCCAATTAATTTTATTTTAAGAAGATATGGATTATCAGAAATTCCATCTTCTACAGAATCGGCATCACTTGCTACATCAAATACATATGAGCATTGTATGAATATATCTCAGTTAATGGCATCAAATGGAATAATTAAATCACAACAAATTGAAGATACTGCAAATCTTATACAAAAAAAATCAAATAAGTATAGATATTCAAAATATCTTGTTATGAAATTATTTCAAATAATTAATTCAATATCTGGTGAAACACGAGATAGTGTGGTTCAAGATTTTTACCTGTATGCAAGTTCTCAGGCAACTTATTCTGCACCATATTATAAACTTGAATGATTAATAAATAATCATTATAAGAGAATAATTGGTTACATAATTTACTGTAAATAATGAAAAGTTTTTTCCAATTTATATCCGAAGCATCTGCATCACAACAAGCCCAGCGTCTTGGTCTTGTTGGAGATGGGCACGGTGGTTGGTATGACCGTCAAGGTGAGTTTGTTGCTAAAACAGAAGGCGGACAACTTAAGTTTTACAATAAGCGTCAAAAAGTTGGAGCAAAAGACCCTGTACAAACTGAAAAAGAAAAAACAATTGCTTCTCCCGGATATAATGATCCTGCTCTTGTCCAACAACCACAACAGCAGCAAGCACCTGTAGAGCAGCCACCAGCACCAGAACAGCAGGCAGCGGCACAAGAACAACCGCCCGCCCAATATCTTCCAGTTCCTAAAACAAAGGGAACTCTTACAGTTGCTTTTGGTCGTTTTAATCCACCAACAATCGGGCATCAGCAACTCATGGATGTTGCGGCAAATGCTGCTGCTGGTGATGATGGAGGGGAATATTTAATCTTCCCATCTCGTAGTCAGGATAAGAAAAAGAATCCTTTGGATCCTGATACAAAGATTTCTTATATGCAAAAGTTTTATCCTAACCATGCTGGAAATATTGTTAATGATGCCAATACAAAGACAATTTTTGATGTTTTGAAAATGGCACACAACAATGGTTATGCAAATGTAAGAATTGTTGGTGGAGGAGATAGAGTCAAAGAGTTTGAAAAACTTTCAAATCAATATAATGGACAACTTTATAACTTTGATAATATTGAAGTTGTTTCTGCTGGAGATAGAGATCCTGATGCAAAGGGTGTAGAAGGAATGTCTGCCTCAAGAATGAGATTGGCAGCTGCAGAGGGTGATTTTAAAACATTTAGATCTGGTCTTCCTCCAGAAGTTAAACCAGCGGAGGCAAAAGAATTATTCAACATTCTTCGTGGTTCAATGAATGTTAAAGAAGGATGGGATGTTTGGGAAATTGCACCAAAACTTGACTTTCAATCTCTTCGTGAAAATTATATTACCGAAACAATTTTTAGAATTGGTGAATTAGTAGAAAACTTAAATACAGGAATGGTTGGTCGTATTATTCGCAGAGGAACTAATTATTTGATTTGTGTTACGGAGTCCAATCAGATGTTCAAGTCTTGGATTAAAGACTTGAGAGAATATACTGAAGTAAAAATGGATAGGGAATACCGCCAATCGAGAAAACCAAATACATTAGTAGGAACTTCTGGATATTTTAAGTATGCTTCTAGACAAACTCCGGGTGCAATTGGGACAGGAAAAGAGAATCTTCAATCTGGCGGGAAAGCATATCGTGGTTACGATATTAAAAATTTCATAAATAAGTATAGAAAAAATAAGAAGTAAAGTTTTCTCATGAAAAAAAATATTGCTGAAGAGCTTCCTGCAAGAAAACATGCTCCTGCTGCTGAAGCACCTTCATCCGATAAAGGTGGTGAGGGACAGAAGGAGGGTGGAAAAACTCCAGAGAAAAGAGTAAAGCAAGCAATTTATGATATTCGTTACAGAGCTAGAAGAGAAGAACTTCCTCTCCGTTCAGCATATTCGCAATATATGCAAAATAGCAGAATGAGTCAGCAGGAAAAAACAATGGTAAAGCAAAAACTGTTTAGTAAAGGTGGCATACAAGCAGAAGATTTTAATATTGAAGATTTGGCTTCTTCTAATGTTGCAAATGCACTCTTTAAAGTATTCGTTGAGGGAGTTCAGGAAGAGCAAGAACCAATTCGTCTAACTTATATGGAAAAGTTAGAAACTGCTGAACATAAGAAATATAAGATAAGAGTTACAGGTAAAGATGGTCGTTCATATGTGAGATATGCAGATCGTCAAAAGATTAATGATCTTCGTGCAAATCCAAATATTGAATCAGTTGAGATGACTGGATATGGCGAACCTTATGAGGGTGAAAAGAAAAAGGGTGAGCAAACTGCAAGAGCAAAAGCAGGTAAAGGGTTAGATCCAGTTGGTAAAGAAGATAAAGATATTGATAATGATGGAGATCACGATAAGACTGATAAGTATCTTTTAAATCGTAGAAAAGTTCGTGGCGCTGCGATTGGGGAAAGAGGTGGAGTAAAGGAAGAGTTTCTTACTGATGCGAATGATGAGTCATCAAATCCTGATGCAAATGAAAAAAAAATTGATGTAATGAAAGGAAAAAATACTGTAAAAGTTAATCCAGAAGCACCAGGATCTCAAGGTGGGCGTGGTAATTATGGTATGCAATTGGCACATTATGATATGGAAGGATCTTTTGTTGTTGAAAAGGCAGTAAGTAAAGCACAGCAAAAATTTATGGGAATGGTTTATGCTGTAAAAAAAGGAGCTAAACCAATGAGTCCGGAAGTTGCTCAAGCAGCTGCTGGAATGAGTAAAAAAGAAGCAAAGAAATTTGCTACAACAAAACACGAAGGACTTCCTAAAAAAGTTGCTGAAGAAACTGTTACTCAAGCAGACAAAAAAGCAAAACAGGAAATGGAGGAAAAAGATCCTCGTTGTATTCCAACCGCAGTTAATCTTGCTAAAAATTATGCGAGAGCAATGGGTGCTAAAAATCCTATTGTGATGGTTTCTACCGAAGAAACTGAAATGATTGATGAAAGAACCAGAGAGCGTAAAGGTCAACCAAGACCCGCAAGAGATCGTGCGATGGAAGTTTTGAGACAGATGCCTAATGTCAAACAAGGTCTTATGACCCGCAGTGGTAAGACTGTTGCTCAACATGAGGGAGAAAGAGGTGTCTCTGAGCGTGATCGCCCCCAACCACAAACTTCAACTCCCGCTGAAAGACTTGAAAGAAAAAAAGCACAAAGAAAAAGAGCAGAACAACAAGCAGTAGATATGTACAAACCAAGAGCAGGTGAGTCTGATTGATTTCTAAATAGAACAGGATACTCTTCACACGGAGGACATTATGAGAGACGCACTGGTGGTGGTAATTAAACCACTTATTATTTCAATTGCAACACATCCAGCAGTTAAAAATCTTGTTCTTGACCTACTCAAAAAGTATGTTGATAGCACAGACAATAGTATTGATAATGTAGTTTATGAACTTATAAAAGAAAAACTTTTTCAACCACAAAGATAAAATTAGTAAAATTTAGTTAATATTCAGGAGACCAAACTTAAGGTCTCCTTTTTTTATAAATATCATTAGAAAAGAATTCACAGGTAAGAACAAATGTCTCTTTGGGGAAATAAAGATTCTTTAGATAATTTAATTGGAACTATCACAATTGATCTTGCTACTGAGACCGTAACTGGTAGTGGCACAACTTTTGTAACTGCCGGAATCTCTGCTGGAGATATATTGGTAGTTGGTGCTGGTGCTACTTACGGTCAAGCAGTAGTTACTGGCGTAACATCTGCTACTCAACTTTCTATTGGATCAACTCAATTTCTAATTGGAATTGGCACTGTTGGATTTGGTGCAACAGTTGGTGTTGCTTATACAGTAACTCAAAAACCAAAATATACTCTTGAAGACGGACAATTTTTTGCTCCTGACGTAAAGGCAAATAGATTCTCTGCTGTTTTTGGCGTCGGAACTACTGAAGCAAATGTAGCAGCAGGAAGAACAGTTGGTGGCAAAAATGCTGCTTATGCTGTTGCCCATTCTGGTTGGGTTGGTGTTACAACTTATGTCGATACTCATGGAAACTTTAGAGTTAAATCAGAAGTTCTAGTTGCTGGATCTAGCATTACTGGAGATGCCAACGACGATGATAGATATCCAGACAGCTGATAATATGTTATGAGATTTGATGAATTGAATGAAGATAATTATTTAATCTTTGCTATAAAATTCTACGATAATCCTCAAGCATTGACTATGGAGGATTTTCAATCTGATTTGAAAAGAATAAGATATGTCAAGAGATTATTAAAAAAATACAAAAATACAGGTGAGCTTAGAACTCACCTTATTTTAAATCATCTTACTATTCTTTTCAATGTTTTTAATGATGCCGCTGTTCCATTATTGTTTTATAATTTGGATAGAGATCTTTGGTCAGCAATAAAAAGTTTTCTTTTATTTTTAAATCGTTTTCCAGAATATCCAAGAACTCAAATACATGATATTAAAGAAGATGAAGAGTGTCTAGCACAACTACAAACAATCTAATGAATAAACTCGACAGACTCATTCAAATTATTCATAATCTTAAAGAAGATGGTGAAGGGTCTATTGCGAATGTAGTTGGTGATGGGGAAAAGTCTCTTGGATATAATATTCAAACTGGAACACCTCCTGTATTTCCTTCAAAAAAGAAAAAGAAATATGCTAAAGGTGGAAGAGGATCCCGTAAGTGGTGGATGCAGTATTTAAAAGGAAAATAAATAATATTAGATTTGTTATGAGCAAATCCTACCACCAAGAAAAATGTTTAACCAAAACACCCCCTCAGACACCAAAATTGCTGTATTAGAAGAAAGACTTTCATCATACGAACTTTTGCTAAAAAAGATTGATGAAGCAATTCAGATTATGGGTAAAACCAGTCAGAGTATTAGCAAAATGCTTGCGGTTCATGATGAAAAAATTGATCAGTGTGGCAAGACTGATGAGATGATTTCAAAAATGATTGATGAAATGAAGAAAGAAAATAAGGATCAGCATGAGGTGGTAAGTAAAACAATTAAGGCATTGGAGACAAAAGTAGAAGAATTAGCAAAGTTTCGTTGGATAATCGCAGGAGCAGCAATTCTTTTATCTTTCGCAGTTTCTCAATCTCATATGGTTGTAGATATCTTGACTCCCGATCCACAACCTGCTAGAATAGAGAGCACGAAGTAATAACCCTTTATAATGGATTTGATTGACTCCAAGTATATTGGACTTGTTTCATCACGTCTGCAGAAGTTTAAGAGAGTCAAAGCGGATCTTTATAACTTTCGCTGCCCTCTTTGTGGTGACTCTCAAAAGAACAAAAGTAAGACAAGAGGATATTTTTACCAAGTCAAAAATAATACAAACTTTAAGTGCCATAATTGCGGAGCAAGTTTATCTTTTAATAATTTTCTTAAGGAACTAGATCCAACTCTCCATAAACAATATACAATGGAGAAGTTTAAGGAAGGGCACACGGGAAAAAACTTTGTTGTAGAGCAACCCAAGTTAGAGTTTGTAAAACCAGTATTCAAAAAAAAACTTGATTTACCTAAAGCATCGGAGAATCAGATTGCCCGTGAATATTTGGAAAACAGAAAACTTGACCCAGAAAAGTTTTATTTTGCTGACAAGTTCAGAGAGTGGACGAATACTCAAAAACATACCTTCAACACTATTGGTAAGGATGAATCTAGAATTATCATACCATTATACGACATTGAAAAAAACCTGATTGGATTTCAAGGAAGGGCACTCGGACCTTCTCCAAATAAATACATCACTGTCATGATTTCTAATGACTCTCCTAAACTTTACGGTCTTGAAAAGATTGATACATCAAAAACGATTTATATCGTTGAAGGTCCCTTCGACTCCACTTTCATTGAAAACGCTGTTGCTATGTGTGGGTCCGATGTTGATATTAGGTCGTTTGGTTGGAGCGATTATATTTGGGTTTTTGATAATGAACCACGCAATCGAGAAATCGTCAAACGAATATCAAAAACCATCGACAGAGGTGACCAAGTAGTAATTTGGCCCACAACTGTTCAGCACAAGGACATAAATGACATGGTTCTCGCTGGACATGACGTTATGAATATGTTAAAATCAAATACATACGCAGGTTTAGAAGCACAAATTAAGTTTAACAATTGGAAAAAAGTATGAGTAACGGAACAAAAGTAGTCAAGAGAAGTGGTGACATTGAGTCTCTTGATTTAAATAAACTTCATGTAATGGTTGAAGAATCTTGCAGAGATCTTGCTGGGGTTTCTGCCTCTCAAGTTGAAATGCAATCTGGAATTCAGTTCTACAATGGAATTACCACTGCAGAGATTCAAGAAATTCTAATTCGTTCTGCTTCTGACCTAATTGATCTTGAGCATCCTAATTATCAGTTTGTTGCTGCTCGTCTTTTGTTGTTTTCAATTCGGAAGCAAATTTTTGGAAGAATTTATGATAGTTTGACCGTTTTGGAACATACTCGTAAGTGTGTTGAAATTGGAGTTTATGATTCTGAAATTTTGAATCTTTACACTGAAGAAGAATTTGAAAAGTTAGAATCTTTTATTGATCATGATCGGGATTATCTTTTTACTTATGCAGGTCTTCGTCAAGTTGTGGATAAGTATCTCGTTCAAGATCGTAGCACTAACGAACTTTATGAAACGCCACAATACATGTATCTTTTGATTGCGGCAACTATATTTTTAAAGTATCCAAAAGAGACACGTTTAGATTACGTTAAGAAGTATTATGACGCAATCTCAAAGCACAAAATCAACATTCCTACACCAATCATGGCAGGTGTTAGAACCCCACTTCGCCAATTTGCAAGTTGCGTTCTTATTGATATTGATGACACCCTTGACAGCATCTTCAGTTCTGATATGGCAATTGGTCGCTATGTGTCTCAAAGAGCAGGAATTGGTATCAACGCAGGTCGCATCAGGGGCATCAACTCTAAAATCAGAGGTGGGGAAGTTCAGCATACGGGTGTTGTCCCATTCCTCAAAAAGTTTGAAGCAACTGTTAGATGTTGCACACAAAACGGGATTCGTGGTGGAAGTGCTACTGTCCATTTCCCAATCTGGCATCAAGAAATAGAAGACATTCTAGTTCTCAAAAATAACAAAGGAACCGAAGACAATCGTGTTCGTAAACTAGATTACTCTATTCAAATCAGCAAACTCTTCTATGAACGATTCATCCGCAACGAAGAGATTTCCCTCTTCTCTCCTCATGCCGTTCCTGATTTGTATGATGCTTTTGGCACTGATGGATTTGACGACCTATATGTTCATTATGAACGAGATGAGTCTATTCCAAGAAAAACTATCGCAGCTCAAGAACTCTTTCTTTCACTCTTGAAAGAACGGGCAGAAACAGGTCGTATTTACATTATGAATATTGACCATTGCAACTCTCACTCATCTTTCCTTGATAAAGTTGAAATGAGTAACCTCTGCCAAGAAATTACTTTGCCAACTAAACCTATTCAGCACATTGATGATCCGGAAGGTGAAGTTGCTCTTTGCATTTTGAGTGCAATCAATGTTGGAAAACTTAAATCTAATGATGAACTTGAAGTTCTTTGCGACCTTTCCGTTCGCTCTCTTGATGAACTAATCGACTATCAAAATTATCCCGTTAAGGCAGCAGAAATCGCCACCAGAGCACGTCGTTCTCTTGGGGTGGGATATATTGGTCTTGCCCATTATCTTGCCAAACACGGGCAAAATTACGGTGATCCTGGTGCTTGGAAATTGGTTCATGACTTGACAGAGGCATTCCAGTATTATTTGATTAAAGCAACTGTCCGACTTGCTAGAGAAAAGGGTCCTTGTGAGTATTCTCACCGAACAAAATATGCTCAAGGTATTCTTCCTATAGATACTTATAAGAAGGATGTTGATGAAATTGTACCTAACGAACTTAAGTATGATTGGGAGTCACTACGGGAGAAAGTTAAGAAGTATGGAGTTCGGAACTCAACACTGTCCGCACAGATGCCATCGGAGAGCAGTTCCGTTGTGTCAAATGCAACCAATGGAATCGAACCACCTAGAGGATACTTGTCCGTTAAGAAGTCGAAGAAAGGACCTCTTAAGCAAATTGTTCCCCAGTATCAAACTCTTAAGAACAATTACACGCTTCTTTGGGATATGCCTAGCAATCTTGGTTATATCAATATTGTCGCTGTTATGCAAAAATTCTTTGATCAGGCGATTTCTGGAAACTGGTCCTATAATCCACAAAATTATTCAGATAATGAAGTTCCTGTTAGCGTAATGGCACAAGACCTTCTAATGACCTATAAGTTGGGTTGGAAGACAAGTTATTATCAAAATACCTATGACATTAAAACCGATGAAGTAGTAGAAGATCCAAAGCAAGAACTCCAATCTCTTCTTGATGACATTATGAGTGGTGATGAAACAACTTGTGATAGTTGTTCTATTTAATATGTAAAATATAATGTGTAAAATATATAAATAATTTATAGATACTTTTTATCCATGGATTATAAAAAACATTATGATTTACTAATCATAAAGGCACTCAATAGGAATATTGAGTGCTATGTCGAACAACATCATATTATTCCAAGATGTTTGGGTGGAACTGATGAAGAAACAAATTTAATAAAATTAACTCCAGAAGAACATTTTATTGCACATAAACTTCTTACCAAAATTTATCCAAATAGTTTGAAGTTATTATATGCCTTTAATTTTATGTCTGCTCCAGTTTCCGAAAGAAATTTAAATAATAAAAAGTTTGGATTTGTTAGAAAACAAATTTCTATATTGATGCAAGGTGATTTAAATCCCATAAAAAGATTTCCAGAAAAAAATCACATGAAGGGAAAATTTGGAAAAAATCACCCCGCATATGGTAGAATAGTTAGCGACTATGAGAAACAGAAAAATTCCACAAGGATGAAACTTAACAATCCTTGTAAAGGAATTTATCCATGGAATCATCCAAGATGCAATGACTTTAATAAAAAAATATGGTCTTCTGCGGATGAATATTATGATGAATGGAAAACAACTAAAGAATCTTATTATGCCTTATCTAAAAAATTTGGATACAAAAAATATACTGCTTCTCATGTTAATATGGTTAAAAAATTTAAAGTAGGTTGGATACCAAATCAAGATTTAGAATGGATTAAATTTAAACAATTATTTTGCAAAATCTGACTCGGTTAAATATTACAGTGTGAGTTAAAGTTAATTTGTTGAGGGAAGTATGGTTTTTAATTTTAAAACAAATTCAGAGGAAAGAAGTATGGTCGAATCAATGACCGTTTTTAATTCTCAAGAAGTAGATACCAAAAAGCAACCCATGTTTTTTGGGCAACCATTAGGACTACAAAGATATGATCAATACAAGTATCCAATTTTTGACAAATTAACTCAACAACAATTAGGTTATTTTTGGAGACCTGAAGAAATTTCTTTACAGAAAGACAGAGGAGATTATCAAACTCTTCGTCCAGAACAGAAACATATTTTTACATCAAACTTAAAATATCAGATTATGCTTGATTCAGTTCAAGGAAGAGGTCCCGGTATGGCATTTGCTCCATACTGTTCTCTTCCAGAATTGGAAGCATGTATGAAGGTCTGGGAGTTTATGGAGATGATCCATTCTCGCTCTTATACATACATTATAAAAAATGTATATTCAGATCCTTCTGAAGTTTTCGATACGATTTTAAATGATGATCGTATTATGGAACGTGCTATTAGTGTCACTGAATCTTATAATGAATTTATAAACAGTGCTCAACAATATGGAACATCTAATGATTGGCTTCATGCGTTAGAACAAGTTCCCACCGCACAAAGTACAAGATATGAACTTAAAAGAAAACTGTACAGAGCAGTTGCAAACGTTAATATTCTTGAAGGTATTCGCTTTTACGTCAGTTTCGCTTGCAGTTTTGCATTTGGCGAACTCAAGCTTATGGAAGGAAGTGCAAAAATCATCTCATTGATTGCTCGTGATGAAAGTCAGCATTTGGTCATTACTCAAAACATTCTAAACAAGTGGAAAGAGGGTGATGATCCTGATATGAAGAGAATCTCACAAGAAGAAGAACAGTGGGTTTATAAGACCTTTGAGAAGGCAGTCAATCAAGAAAAACTCTGGGCAGAATATCTGTTCAAAAATGGATCTATGATTGGACTCAATGATAAACTTCTTCAGCAATATGTTGAATGGATTGCAAATCGTAGAATGAAAGCGATTGGTCTAAAACCAATTTATGACATTCCTGCAAAGAACAATCCTCTTCCTTGGACTGATCACTGGTTGAATTCTAAATCCTTACAGAATGCTCCACAAGAAGTGGAGATTGAGCAATATCTAATTGGTGGTATTAAGCAAGATATGAAAAATGATACTTTTGCAAACTTTAAATTATGATTTCTAGTCATCATGAAATAGAGTGGAATCTTGAAGAAATGAAAACCGCATATAGAGAAGCGGCAGAAGCAGATAGATTTTTATTTGGAGATTTTGATTATTCTTATATTTGGAAAGAATCAGATAGTAATGATGTTTATTAGAGTCCTTCGGGACTCTTTTTTTATAAATACCTAAAAACAGAAATAAATGAAAACATTTTCAGAATTTAGACAAGATTGTCTTTTTTCTATCAATACTGATTCTAATAATATAGATGAAGGGATATTTGATAATCTTCAAAAATATGGACAAAATGCGGTACGACAAGTATCTAATAGAGTTGGTCAAGTTAATCAACCAATATCAGGAGGAATTAATAGATTACAAGGATATGGTCAAAGAGTAGCACAACAAGTATCTAATAGAGTTGGTCAAGTTAATCAACC